GTGCCGATGATCTGAATGATGTTGGTCACGCCAAGCAGGTTGTCCGCCGGCAGCGTCGCCGAGAATTTGACCTCATGCGCCGTGATTTCCTTGAGCAGCGCCTGCGCCCGCTGCAATGCCTGCTCCGGCGTCAGGCCGGGGATGGTGTAGCTGTAGGTCTGCGCCTCGCCGATTGGCTGTGCTGCCCCTTTCAGCACGGTGTTCTTGTTGTGCGTCGCCTGCGCGGTTTTCGTGAAGCCCTTTTTGTTCTTGGCATTCCACGACAGCACCTTGACGATCACGTCATTTGCCAGCGTCAGGTTCCGAGAAAAGGCGATGGTCTTGCCGTTGAACACCGGATGCCCGCGATCTTCTGTCGGCTGCTCCCATTGCAGGACATAAGGGTCGTCGTCCGGGCTGGGCTTTGGCTCGAAATGCAGTTCCCGGCCTTTCACATAGACCATGAACTGTTCTTCGTGGGCCAGCCATGTCAGCAAATCCCACTCGCTGCGCTGGTCGGTCAGCCGGGCGTGGTCGATCTCGTAGTAGCGTCCCGACTTCGTTTCGGTCTTGGTGACAACCGCCTTCAAGTCATGCCGGGCTGCCAAGTACGCCGCGATTTCCGAGGCCGTGTGGTTCGGCCATTTCTCGGTCGTCTTGGCGTCAATGAAGGCCGATGTCAGATCGCGGCCAGACACTTCAATCTTCCGGCCAACCGGGTCATAGGTCACATCATCGACGCGGCCATAGATCAAGCTGTCCAGTTCATAAGCCGTGAAGTTCGCCGGGTCAGCGGGAAAGCCGACCAGAATTTCGATGAATATTTCCGACCGCGCTGCCCACCATGCCGCGTCCCGTTCATAGGGCATGAGCGACAAGGCGAAGCAGACGCGGAAGGTGTCGGCTTGGTAAAAGGTGTTGTTGTCGGTTTCCCAAGACACCCAGCCCGGCAGGATTTCGCCATTGACTTTGACCAGACCGCGCGGCTGGCGGGCGGCGGCAAAGGCTGGGACATCATTAAGCATACATCACGCCTCCTGAATCATCCGGCAGGGCCGGGACGGTCAGCGTTTGTACGCCGCTGATCTTCGGGTCTTTCAGCCCGTTGGCCTTGGCAATGCCCGTCCAGGCCATCGCGTCGCCGTAGGCGTCAGACGCCATCTGGTAAAGGTTGCCGCCAGCCGTTGCAACCTGCCGCCCGGCGGTGCCGATGCTGCCAAGGTTGCCGCCCATGCGCCCGAGAACCGATTGCAGGTTGTAAAGCTGCGGAAGTTGGGTCATTGCATTGACCTGTCCCATCAGCTTGCTCGCCTGCTGTGCTATCGGGTTGTTCGGCAAGATGCCGCCCAATGTCGTAACGTTGCCGATGACGTTGCCCACCGAAGCGGTCAGCACCCGAACGCGGGCCTGAACTGCCGCAAGCGGGGCAAGCACGCTGTTGATCGTGCTTTGCACCGCATTGGCGAAGCTGGAAACGGCGCTGATGGCGCTGTCCAGCGTCTTTAGCTGGTCGGACAGCGGGCCGTCGCCGATCAGATCACCCAAAGCATTCGCCTTGGCCATGTCGTTAGAAATCCATTCATCGACGCCAGCCGGTGCCTGCGTCGTGACAGGCATGCTCAGGTCAGCGACGACGACGCACGAAAGCGAATAGGGCAGATTGTAAGACCGCTCGAAATCGCAGCGGAACGTCTTGATGACTACCAGATAAGCAAGCTCCGACCAGTAAAGCGGAAGGGGCCGCCCGGCGACCCGCAGGCCGTCCAGATAGCGGGCGCGGACAAGGGCGGTTTTGCCTTGGAACAGGCCAGACCATTCCAGCGGGGCATCCCTGCGTCCCATCGCATCGACAACGCGCACGCCGCCGACAAGATCATGCACGACTAGAGCCTGATCTCCGCCGAACGAGATTTTTTCGGGAATCTCGAAGCGGGAAAACTCAAAGCCGCCAAGGGTCAAAATGGTGTCAGGTGTCATCGTGCATATCCCATGCCTACAGGCGGGGCCGCCATGCCGTAGTCAAACGAGGAAGCCCCGGCGAACGGCTTGCTGGCGGCCTTCGCTTGGTGATGGCTGACCGCCTCGGCGACCTTGCGCCCGTCAATTTTGATCTGAGTCGTTACCTGCACCGGCTTGCCTGAAATGACGGTGACGTACGGGCTGTCCTTGTGCGTCGCGTCGTAAATCCAGCCGCCAAGGTTTTGATTCTTGTTGCCGGTCAGCTTCCGCACGCCCCAATTTATGCCGGCATTGATGCCGGTGCCGACAGCGTAGCCAGAAGCGCCAGCGCCCAGCACGGCCAGCACATACGGGTTCGTCATTACCGTGGCCGACATCGTGATCAGCGAGCGCCCGAAGGTCATGATGCTGCCGGCAATGGATGTCAGCCCGGCAGCGCCGCCGATGGCTTGAAACGCCAGCGCGCCGCCGAGTCCTTGGAAGGCGGCGGTCAGCAGCAGGATCGTCCCGCGAATGGCGAGGCCGCCGGCCAGCGCCGCGAAGGCAATGGTCAGCAGCTTGACGGCCCCTTCATTACGCTTTGCCCAGCCGGTCAGGTCGGTGATGGCTTTGGTCAGCCATTCGACGCCCTTGATTGCCAGCGGAAGAACGGTTTTACCAACTACCAGCATAAGGTCGCGCCACTTGGCATGAAGTACGATCTGCTCGCCAGACAGCGTTTCGCGCGCACGGCGGTCAAGCGTGCCGATGTCGTCGGCCTTCCGGTTCATGGCCTCGTTCTTCTTGATATTGTCCATTTGCAGGAACATCGTGCTGAACAACTGCGACGCGGTGCGGTTGGAGAAGATCGCGCCGATGGTATTGAGAACATCCTGCTCTTTGGTCACACCCTTGGCGGCCAGCGCCGGAAGCAGCGTCCCTTCAAGCCATTTCACCGGGTCAGCGGTGAATTGTTCGCCGTTCTTGAGCGCGCCTGGCTTGATCTGTTTGACCATGCCGATTTTGTTGAACTCGACCATCTTGGGGTCGATCAGGCCGTAGTTCATCAGTTCGTTGGCTGCGCGAACCGTCGTTCTGCCTTGGTAAAGGTTCTGGTAGGCCGACATCAGGCCGGTGCCGATGCGGTTGCCGCCCATTTCCTGGATTAGCGGCTCCATCTTGTAATAAAACACGTCGTCGCGCATGGCCTTCGCAGCCACGCCGCCGGTCTTGATGAAGTTCAGGTATTCATTCGCCTGCACGCGCCCGCCGGTAGCGGTCTGCACTTGCTGGATCATGTTCGCCTGCTTGGTGAAGGCAGCTTCGCTGACCAAGCCCCGGCGCAGTTCCACGACCTTGAGCATGTCCATGAACGACTTGTCGCGCATGGCCCCGCCTTCTTCGCCAAAAAGCGCCGAGTTTGCGAATTTCATTTTCGCCATCAGGGGCGCGACGAACTTGGCGTGGTCGATGTTGCCGAAGATGGACTGAGCGTCGCGCAGCAGTCCGAGGTTTTCGCGCATGCTGGTGCCGTAGGTGTTCATCCCCTTGGCGAAATTGATGGCGTCAGCAGAGACGGCATCGCCCACGCCAAGCGCCTTGAAGCGCTCCATTTCGACCTGAAACTTCTTGGCTTCTTCGAGCGGCCCTTTGAACAGGGCAAGCCCGGAGGCTCCGATGCCCAGCATGAAGCCGCCCTTGAGGGCCAGCTTTTGAATCGATGCGATCCGGGCTTCCAGCTTGGCCGCGTCCGCCTCAGTCCGCATGAAGTCTTTCGACAGCGCGAGCAGTCCGAGACTAGCATTGTTGATAAGGCTGATCTTTACGCCGATTTTGTATGCTTCAAACATGGCCCGGCCTTTGAAAAACCGCTTCTGCGAATGGCTGGCTGACCGCCTGCCTTGGGTTCAATACCCGAATGTTCTGCCTGCCAGCGATAACGCCCGGCTGGCCCGTCCTGCTTGGCCGCTGCGCTGGCGCTTTGCCATGACCATCGGGCAGCGGCTGGACATGCTGTTTATCGGCCTGTTCGGCGTCGTCGTATTCGGCGCGCTGTTGGCCTTCCTGCTGTTCGTGGCCTACGCCGTTTTGTTCGGCTAAGTGTCGAACTCATAGCCCAGCCCGGCGGGCATTGACGCCCCGCCAAGCAGACCGCGCGCGGCGGCCTTGCCCAAAATTTCCTTGATCTTTTCTTCGTTCAGCAGCGCCGCCGGGCCAAGCACCGGGCGCGGCGGTATGGTCTTTGTTCCTAGTTCCTGCCAGACCATCACGTCGCTGTCGCTTCCAATTACCGCCTCTAGGCCGCTTACTTCGTGACTGATGCTGTCGCGCATTTCGCCAGTGCGCAGCAGGGGGTCGTTCTCGCTGAACCCCTGCCGCACCCGGTCTGCCTTGGTGCTGTCGGCCAGTTCAGGCCAAGCCTGAAAAGGCCCGACTGCCGGCTGGTAATGGCCGATTTCAGCCTTGGCCGTCGCTTCGATGGCCTTTGCCACAGCTTTCAGGCCGTGGTGCAGGGCCAGCACTTCGGCGGCTTCGACTGCCAGCAGATGCGACGCGAACGCCGCGAGGCTGTTGAATTCCTTCATGGCTAGTCCTTGTCGAACTGCATGCTGTTCCAGTTGAACTTCGCGCCTTCCATTTCGCTGAAAACGATGCACCAGCCTGCGCGGGTCACATCGTCAATCTGGAAGGCCACATCGAACGGCACGCCATTGCGGACAAGCCAAAGGCATTCGCGGATCGGCCCGGCGGTTGCTACTTTTTTAGGGCAGCTTTATCCGCCTCCGGGTCGGTCTTGCCGAAGTTGGCCTGCACCCCGGCCATGACAGCAGCGATGCCGTCCTCGTCAAGCTGCTGGATCAAGGCTTCGACCTCGCGCTTGGTGGCCGGCTGATAGAC